TTTAGACAAAGGAGGGGATAATTTTAAAAAACTATACAATGCATCAGATGTTACCACGAGAAATAAGAATGGCCAAACAAAATCTGGTTTATATTCTTTGTTTATCCCAATGGAGTGGAACTACGAAGGATTTATTGATGAATACGGACTTCCAGTATTTGATAATCCAGACGGGGATGTCCTCGACCCAAGTGGTGAACTAATAGACTATGGAATAATAGAGCATTGGAACAACGAAGTAGAGGGGTTAAAATCTGACCACGACGGACTAAACGAGTTTTATAGACAATTCCCAAGAACTACAGAACACGCATTCAGAGATGAAGCTAAAAATAGTATCTTCAACCTTGTTAAAATATATGAGCAAATAGATTACAACGAGGGAATAGGTAGCACGGCAAATATTAATACTGGAAATTTCCAATGGGTGAATGGTGTTAAAGATACTCAAGTGATTTTCTACCCAGATCCAAAAGGCAGATTCAAAGTAAGTTGGGTACCACCACAACATATGCAGAATAGATTAGTGCTAAAGAATGGCGTAAAATACCCAGCCAACGAACACATGGGGGCTTTCGGGTGTGATAGTTACGACATATCAGGAACTGTAGATGGTAGAGGATCTAATGGAGCTTTACACGGTCTTACTAAGTTTAGTATGGAAGATTCTCCACCAAATAATTTCTTTTTAGAATACATAGCAAGACCACAAACAGCTGAGATGTTCTTTGAAGAAGTTTTAATGGCTTTAGTATTTTATGGTATGCCACTACTTTGTGAGAATAATAAACCACGTTTACTATATTACTTAAGACGTAGAGGATACAGAGGTTACTCCATGAATAGGCCAGATAAATTATGGAACAAATTATCTGTAACAGAAAAAGAAATAGGTGGAATACCTAATTCAAGTGAAGATATCAAACAAGCTCATGCTGCTGCTATAGAAATGTATATACAGAGTTATGTAGGTCATTTAGGTGATGGAAATTATGGTAATATATATTTCAATAGAACTCTTAATGATTGGGCTGGATTTGATATAAACAAAAGAACCAAACACGATGCGTCTATAAGTTCTGGATTAGCTATAATGGCTTGTAATAGACATTTGTATAATCCAAACGCAACGATTGAAAAAGCAAAATTAAACATAAATATCGCTAAATATTCTAATACAGGCGGTACATCTAAATTAATTCAAAAATAATATGAGAGGTAATCATAATTTCCCAAGTCAAATAGTTAGTGATAAAGAAAAATCATCCCATGATTATGGGTTGAAGATAGCACAAGCTATAGAGGCTGAATGGTTTGATGGAGAAAGAAATGGAAACAATAGATATTTTAACCACGTTAATAATTTTCATAAATTAAGATTATATGCTCGTGGCGAACAACCGATTCAAAAATATAAAGATGAACTTTCAATTAACGGAGATTTGTCATATCTCAATTTAGATTGGAAACCAGTACCGATTATACCTAAGTTTGTAGATATAGTTGTTAATGGTATATCAGAAAGACAGTACTCTATAAAAGCTTATTCACAAGATCCTTATGGAGTAGAGCAAAGAACGGCATACATGGAGGGAATACTAAACGATATGAAGGCTCAAGAGTTTGATCAAATGGCGAGTAATTTGATGAATATAGACTTAAAAGAGAATAAAGAAGAAGATATCCCAGAGACGCAAGAAGAGTTAGACTTACATATGTCATTGAATTATAAGCAAGCTGTAGAAATAGCGGAGGAACAAGCTATAAACGTTTTGCTCGATGGTAATAAATACGATTTAACAAGAAGAAGAATTATATACGACTTAACCGTGTTAGGAGTTGGAGCATGTAAAACAAGTTTCAATACTTCAGAGGGAGTAGTCGTAGATTATGTTGATCCAGCGAATCTAGTATATTCTTATACAGATTCTCCTTATTTTGATGATATATATTATGTTGGAGAAGTTAAATCAATACCAGTTAATGAATTAATAAAACAGTTTCCAGATTTAACAGATTCAGAATTAGAAGACATGATGAAAAGTAATTATAAATATAATTATAGATATGGTAATCGTGGACACAACAAAGATGAAGATAAAAACAAAATAGAAGTTCTTTATTTTAATTATAAAACTTTTATTAATGAAGTTTATAAAGTAAAAGAAACCTCAACTGGATTACAAAAATTAATTGAGAAAGATGATACTTTTAATCCTCCAGTTGGAGAGGATTTAGCTTTTCAAAAGATAGGGAGAAAGATAGAGTGTTTATATGAAGGAGCTTTAATTTTAGGTACTAATAAATTACTTAAATGGGAGAAAGCTAAAAATATGATGCGTCCTAAAAGTGATTTTACTAAAGTTACAATGAATTACTCTATAACGGCTCCTAGAATGTACGAAGGACGTATTGAATCTTTAGTCGGTAGAATAACTGGATTTGCTGATATGATTCAGTTAACTCATTTAAAATTACAACAAGTAATGTCTAGAATGATTCCAGATGGAATATATTTAGACGCTGATGGACTCGCTGAAATTGACTTAGGTAACGGAACGAATTATAATCCACAAGAAGCTTTAAATATGTTTTTCCAAACTGGTTCTATTATAGGTAGGTCTATGACTGGAGATGGAGGTCAAAATCCTGGTAAAATCCCTATACAAGAAATACAATCAGGTGGAGGGGCTAAAATGCAAAGTTTAATTGGTACATATAACTATTATCTACAGATGATTAGAGATACTACCGGATTAAACGAAGCTAGAGATGCAGCTACGCCAGATCCAAAAGCCTTGGTAGGCGTACAAAAACTAGCGGCTGCAAATTCAAATACAGCAACTAGACACATACTACAAGGAGGAGCTTTTGTAACACAAGAAATATGTGAACAACTTTGTTTAAGAATATCAGATATTTTAGAGTATTCTCCTACAGCTAACGCGTTTGTACAAGCTATAGGATCACATAATGTAGCTACACTTCAAGAAATGAAAAACTTACATCTATATGATTTTGGTATATTTTTAGAACTAGCTCCAGACGAAGAAGAAAAACAATTACTTGAAAACAATATTCAAACAGCACTTTCCCAACAAACTATAGACTTAGAAGATGTTATTGATTTAAGAGAGATTAAAAATATTAAATTAGCGAATCAACTTTTGAAGATCAGGAGAAAAAAGAAGATGCAAAAGGATCAGCAAATGCAACAAGAGAATATGAAGGCTCAAGCTGAAGCTAACGCGCAGCAAACCCAAGCCGCCGCTCAAGCTGAAATAGAAAAATCTGCTGCCGCTATACAACATGAAATACAAATAGAAACCCAAAAAGGAGAGATTAAAAAAGGTATATTACACGCGGAGGCTGAGGTTAAAAAAGTTTTGATGGACCATGAGTTTGAATTAAACATGAAGATGAAACAGATGGAACTCACTATGATCCAAGAGAGAGAAACACACAAAGATTTACAAAAAGACAATAGAGAAACAAAATCTCAGAATTCTAAAAATAGACACGAAAAACAAATGGAAGATAAAAAACTAAGAAATGAAATAACTAAAAAAGGTTTTGAATCTTCTGGTAACGACGTTATAGGTGGAGGTATGAGATTAGGAGCGTTTGATCCTAAGTAAAAAAACAGAAACAAATTATTAACTATTATTATATTATATTATGGCAAAAAAAGAAGAAAAACCAGCAATAGAACAGGTTGCTGAAGAACCAAAAGTAGACGAAACGGTTGAAAAACTTAAGGTTAAAAAACCAAGGAAGAAAAAATTTCAAGAACCAGAAGATGGAATTATTAAATTAGATTTAACTGAAAAACAAGTGGAAACTGAAGAACCTGTTAAAGTAGATTTATCTAAACCAGTTAAAGAAATTAAGGTTCCAGAAGAAAAAGTAGAAACAACAGAAGAAGCACCTGTGCTACAAGAAATAACAAACGAAGCTGAGGTTGAAAAAGTAGCGGAGGTTGTAGAAAAAGAAATTACTGAATCAATTGAATCCGGAAAAGATTTACCAGAAAACGTTCAAAAATTAATGAACTTTATGGAAGACACTGGAGGAGATTTAAAAGATTACGTCAATTTAAATAAAGATTATTCCGAAATGGATAATCAAAGTTTATTGAAAGAATATTACAAAACAACAAAACCTCATTTACAAGCAGATGAAATAGATTTTCTAATGGAAGATCAATTCTCATTTGATGAAGAAGTAGATGAAGAG